CCACCGCCGCCACCGCCACCGCCACCGCGTGAAGATCCGGCCGGTTTCGTCGGTGATGTAACCGGCGACACAAGAGGCGGCACAACCGGCCCAGTGATGCCGGGAACAACTGGCACGACTTCCCCGATTCCGAATTCTTTAACGGTGCCGGTGTCTCGTGTCGGTCCAATAAAACTGGGGTCATCTTCAGGCAAAAGCGTCCATATGCCGGTTGTAGAAACTGGATCGCCTTCAGCAAGTTCGTCCATTGCTGCATCTTCCCGATCCTGATCTTCAGCCGAAGGCACAGCCCCGGTTTCGGTCGAAACATCCATGCCCATCGCAATCCTGCCAAGCCGAACAAACTGTTCAAGCGCGGTAACCGCCGGAGCCATCTTTTGGGCAAAATCAACAATGGCAGTATTTATTTCATCCACAGCTGGCAGTAGCTTAAGATTAATAAAATCAGCAGCCGCGACAATCTTGTCGCCGTATTCCAGCAATGCCGTTTTCGCCCGTGTTGAAAGCGTGTCGCTCAAATCTTTAAGCGCGCGGTCAAGTTCTGCGCCTTCGTCAATCAGATCATCACTGATGATGCGGCCCGTATCCTCGGCTGCATCGCCCAGACGTTTCATTTCCCGGCCATTGTCAGCAAGAAGCGGAATCAACGCCGTTGCGTCGCTCGCAAGCGCTTCCATGTAAAACGTCATCTGCTGTTGAGACAGACCAGCCTTTTCCAGAGACGAAACATAAAGCTGCATCGCCTCCGGCCCGGACAGGCGCGCAAATTGATCGGCGGTCACGCCAACGGCAGGCGCGATATTGTCAAAGAAGTCTTTAAGCGGCCCGGCCCCATTGGCCATGAAGTCGCCGAATTTGTCGTTCGTGTCCTTGAATAGATCTGCTAGCTTTTCCTGAGATATTGAGACAGAGTCCGCACCGGCGGCAAGTTTCTGGAATTCCACCGCACTGACACCGGCAATTGTCGAAAGGTTCTTTATCTCTTTGGCACTTTTCGCAACGTTGATAGATGACCGAACAAACGCAACGCCGATTGCCGTGGCGACAGCCGTAATGCCGATGCCGATCTTGGCCATGCGCCGACCCATTGCAGCCGCATCCCCGTCGAACTTTTTGACTGCCCGACCGCTGCGCTTCATCCCGGCTTCTAAGCCCGTAACATCCGCGCCAACAACTACTGCAATATCGCCGACAACTTTAGCCATTTTCTGCAGCCTCTTTTTCTTTTGCTTTGGAGTCGCGGATCATCTTAAGGAGCCGCGCCTTGCCTTCGTCATCAAGCCCCACCCGCTGTTCCTCTGGTGGCATTCTCGCCTCAACCAACCACCAGACCTGCGATGGCGTCATCTGCCAGAACTCTAGTGAACTGGCCCACTCGTTCCCGACCACGATATCATGAAGGCCACGGACTAGGCCTTTTTTCTGGCCCTTGGCGTCTTTTTTTTAACGTCCGGTGCCTTGACCGCCAGAGCAAGAGGTGGCGAAATAATCGAAAGCAGGGAAATGATTGCACCTTGAAGCAGGATTGCGACGTTGGCACTGCTTGACGCAAAATCATTCTGAATTGATAGATAGATCTCCTCGTCAGAAACATCAGCGCCAGCAAACCGCAGCGCGGCACCGAATGCCTGAGACAGACGAACATAACTTGGCCCGCCTTCGCGCATCAGCAATTGAACCGCCTGCATAGAGGAATCGCCCCGAAGCGCGTCCTCTATGACTGCGATAAGCTTCATCTGTCCATCAGCCGGAACTGTATAGGATTCGCCCTTCCATGTGAGGGTGACTGGCTCAAAATTCATCATGCTGGAGGTGTGAACGTCCACACGCCGTCTGATGCAAATGTCGCATTATACTCTTGCGCGCTCTCGTATTGCCCGGTCTCATCGTAACTGGTCATTACAAAATCGCCGGACAAAATTGCGCCATTCGGGTATTCAAATGTCAGATCATCCAGGAAGCTGCCCGCCGCAGTCGACGCCATCGCGATTGTGCGCAAAACCTGATCTTCTTCCAGGCCCGACATGGTTAATTCAATCGATTGGCCTGTGAGAACATCAGCAAGATAGCGGGCCACGCCGTTGTTGCCTTGATCCTCGATATTGATCGGGGTTCCGTTCTTTTTGATCCCGACAGTCCGCGCGCCACCGATAGTAACGGCAGCCTTTTTGATGACGCAATCGCGTCCAGAAAACTTAGGCATTGTAAAAGCTCCTTCTATGGGAACAGCGCGTCATCACGACGGGCTTTGTGTTTTAAAGCTTATGCGCTCTCTATGAGGGCTCGGTATTCGCAAACCCCGTGTATTTTGCCATCCTTTTCAGGCCAGCAATCGGTATCCTCGCGTAACAGAGAATAGTTATTAAAACCATAAATTGTCAATTCTGACTTGTGCAGCGCGGTGTATATCTCGCCTTGGATGGTTTTGCACTCCAGCATTGCGCCGGATCGGCTGAATGTGTGAATGCGCATTTGAGCCCAGAACCCGGTTAGCGTCTTGGTGTCGCCTTCAGTCATGGCAACCCGCCCGATGGTGACATAGGGAAACAGGCTGCTGTCGCCCCCATCGGCATCTTGCGGCGCGATGTCATGAACCGGCGCAGATAGCGCAGCGCTCAACCTTGCGTATAGGGATCTTTGAAGTTCGGCTTCTATGGTCATGCTGCACGCTTGGCCGCGCGCGCCAGCGCAGCCTCCCATTTCTTGCCAAACTGCTCAACAAAATTCCGGTCCATATCCCTGCGGTAAATCTCAACCGCCTTCATGAACATTGCATCAGCAACACCGTCGGGCCCCTGTCCATACTCCCGATATCGCCAATATTTAGCATCAGGATGAACGCGCACGGTTGACCAGAGGTAGCCTCTTATAGCGCGCTCACGCTTGGCCTTTGTGGCTTTCTTCATGGTGCCGGTATCTTCAGACATGAATTTCTTTGCATCGTCGCGGATGCTGCCCGCCATTCCGTGAATTGTCGCGCGCATAATGTTCCTGGCATGACGCGGCGCGATCTTCTCAAGCATGGCATTAACATCGTCGATCCCTGTCAGCGTAACCTTCATACGCCCCGCTCCGCTTCAATCTTAAGATACATTTCACGACCGCCTGCCCGTTTGACCTGCCGGATGTTGTAACTTTCGTCACGCCAAATGATCGTTGTGCGCTCGTCAATATCTGTCCGGTTGCGGATCGTGAAAAGATACATCCCGGTCGCATTCGTGCGATCCTCAGTAAAGGATTCATTGCCGCGAACAGGGGCAACGCTTGCCCAGACCGTCGGGAACCTGTCAAGATCCTCATATGTTTTTGTCTGCCCGCCAGCGCCATCCGAAGTCATGGTGTAACTTTGGAATGTAATGCGCTGATCTAGCAACCCCGGCCTAGCCATACCAGCCAACCCTTTCGATACCCAGCAGCGCATCAACAGCAAGCGGCACTTCTTTTAAATTTGCCTCAGAAACGGCCATGCGGTTTTCGTACCAGTGCCCGATAAGCAAAAGCATTGCCTGCCGGATGCTCTGCGGCACATCATCGCCGGTATCACCGAAACCGACAACATATGTAATCTTGATTGCATCAGCGCGCGAATATGCCGTTGGCCATGAAGCCCCGGACTTTGGCTGAACCGTCACGAAGTCACCAGCCAAGCGCGTTTCGAAATCTGACAAGGTGCCAGACTGCAGCGCGTTATCGCTGTCGTAATAATCGATCGATGTAAGCGACTGGAAAGGACCCACAGGCAATGTCACGACACCCGGCGCACTGCCGACCCATGTTGCCCACGTCTGCGTAATCAGCGCGCGGCCGAGGACACCCTGACCGTCAATGTGCGCTGATGCGGCATCAATGAGCGCAACAATCAGGCTGTCCTCATGGGAGTGATCAACCCGCAAGTGCATCTTGGCATCGTCAAGGCTCACGGGAGCCACTGCGGGTGCCTCTGTGCGCTGCGTGGTCACTTGGTGGCCCTCTCGGCCTTAGACCGCTTTACGGCCTTCTCTGGTGCCTTTTGCGTGCGCACGGGTTCCGCCTGTCCTGCCTCAATCATCCGCACGGCCTCGGCGTCTGTGACTGTAATAACATCTCCGCGATTCTCTGCGCCTGTTGCTGTTGCCCTCGAGATCAAAAGCTTAACCTGCATTGTGCGTCCTTTCAGTTGGCTTGATAAGGCGGCAAGTTTCCCTGCCGCCCGAAAAACCAACTTAGGCTGTGATCAGATGCTTGACTGCCCCGGCGTCTGCCAGTTCGCCATCAAATCGGATGTATCCAGCAACGCCAAACCCCGGCCAGAAATCTTTGTCCTGGATGGCACCCACAAGAGGCTGGCCGACTTTGCGAACCAAATATTGATCCATATCACCGAACAGCATAACCTTCTGACCCGTTGCCAAGCTGGCCATCGCGTCATTGATCCAGAACTGGCGGCCATTGATGGTGCCAGGAATGCCCGCCTGGACATTCCCCGCTTGCCACAAGTAATTGCCGTCTCCGTCCTTCAACTTGCGAACAGCCAACAGAGTGGCATCATTCATCATGTATCCGACTTTAGGGCCATTCCGGTATGCACTGTTCACCGAATGTTCAAGATCAAGGATCTCGTCGTAGGTGATAGCAGCAGTGGCAGCCGCAGTTTTGCCGAGGCCTGAAGCAGTAACGATTCCGTTTGGAGCGCCGGATCCAGAACCCGTGGTAAGTTGCAGGTTAGCAATGCGCCCAAGACGAATGCCCAGCAGTCTGCCGATGAAAGTTTCCACCGCGATAAAACTGTCATCTGCAAGCTCTTTGGAAACCCGAAGCCATTCGGTATCAAACGCAAATGCGTCCAACTGCTTGGTGCCAAAAACAACATCCTTGCCGCCATCGTCAGTCAGCGTTGCCCCTTCAGTGTGCGCCCCGGCGGTAACAGCCGTATCGTTCACCGTCGGAAATGGCATAGAGTTGCCACCAGATGTCATGATTTCACCAGTCACGCCGGGGTCATACATCGGCCCATATGCCAGCATTGAAACGATTACCCGCTGCATCATTTCTTCAGGAATCGAATAACCGCCTGCTGCATTTGTGGTTGTCTGCGCCCGCTGTTCAGCAGGCATAG